GATTTTTTTGCGTATTTTTTTGTTTTCTAAGAATCTGCGCGCATTTTCTGTGTAACTTTTTGCGCGCTATTTCTTGACACACAAAAAACTGCGCAGAAAATACACAAAAATTAGCGCAGAATTTTCATAATATCCGTCCACTCGTAGGATATATCACTCTTAATAGTATTAATATAATTCATATCAACCTGCGATGGATATACATACCAATCTTCATATGCATTTCCGCCGTTTTGTATATCGCTAAATACACGAACATATCCGTTGCGCTCAAAAATTTCCCGAGATTTTGCGCGTGTATTATAACAGTCGCCGGCATAAATATCATGCTCAAATGTAACAACTGAAAATTTATAGTCTGGAAATAGTGTCTTATCTAGTACTTCTAGTGTTTCAATAGTCGATCCATTACTTACTTCTAAATCAACCTGAAGATAGTCCATACTCTTTGGAAAATTATACTTTTTAAAAAGACCTGCATAATCAACCGTCCGCGCGTCCTGAATAACATAATGACTCGTACGCTGTGCTTTATAAAGAGGCTCCCACTGATCCTCGTACTCAACCATCAATCCATTCCATCCATACATATTCTCTAAAATATAGGAGTTGTTGATCTTGACAGGATCATTCGTACCGATTTCTAAAAAATATCCATTTGTCTTATTGTTGAGAACAGATAAAATAAAACGATCCTGTCCAGACTGACCGTTAAAAAATTTTGATCCGTATGCCATATATAGATAGATACTATTTATATATGTTTAGACCTTATTCATTAAATTCCGCATAATTTATCATAAAATAGATAATCATTATGTGTACCATCCCATAAAGGATTCGTTTCCTTATTATAATTCGTAAAATTGGAATGAAGAGTATATTGCTTTGACTCTAGATAGTCGTATATTTCTTTATAATCTTTTGAATATATCTCAATAAGCATGTACTGAGGTCTATACTTATCTAAATTAAGACCCTTCAGGATATTTAATTCATATCCTTCTGTATCTAATGATAGAAAATTAATATTCTTATATCTGGCGTACTTATCAAGAATCGCTTCAAGCGTAATTGCCGGTACTTCTATAATAGTTTTATTTTCTTGGAGGCGTAGTCCATCCACAGATGACATTGTTTTTCCATTAAAATCGCCCCTCACAATCGTATCGGTGTATTCATTGGATACACATGCATAATTTAAGGAAATACTTTCAGGACGATTTATCTTACATAGTTCATATGCAGAGGGCGAAGGTTCAATAAGAAGACCCTTCCAGCCTCGTGTAAATTCTAGCATAGCAGTGTTGCTTTGCGAAAGACCATCGTGCGCGCCCAATTCAATAAAAAATCCGCCCTTTTTGTGTTGAAATAATTCATCTAACTTTTTATCCAACGGTATACCTACATTATCGGTTAATGAATAAGACTGCATTATATTTAACGAAGCCGTTCACTTTAAACTTAATAAAAATAATTTAGTTGTGACTTATCATACTTTGTGTATAATCCCATACACGCAACATGACCCCATAATGGGACATATGCTTCTGTATAATTTCCAAAGCACAAAGCTGATAATGCATATGTGCTACGTGATAAAATTATAATATCGCACATGGATAATAAGAATAAGTCGTAACTTTCATCATCACTAGAAATACATTCATATGGCATATCTATAGTTGATCCTGGACTTGTAACGATTTTTACTGTATAGTCTTTGTGTACTTCTTTTATTTTTGCTATCTGTTCTTCCAATTTATAAGCCGCAAGTGGAGCCTGTCGGTTATAACGGTTCATCTCTAACCCTTCACATACACATAGTTGGTCCTTTTCTATTTTTTCTCTATAATAGTTTGTGCAAACTCTACCATCATAATCTGCTACCCCTGCTACATCTTCAAGACGAAGATGAATCATTATAGTTTTTTTATAATCAAACGGAATTGAGTACTTTTTATGTATGGCAATACTATAAAAATTCAATTGAATAGATGAAAACACGCGTTCTCTAAAATAACTTACCATATCACACTGAATCTCTTTCGTAGTATTACTTATTGTAGTTATCCAATCACCTTGGTCTTTCCATGCTATATTTTCCCCTTGCATTATATAGGATTTATTATGACTATCAATAAAATCAAACAACGCTTGTACAAATACACTTTTATTAAAGTTTAATTTTGTCCTGTCGTAATTAATATATAAACCATAATGTATTGCATAAAGTATTTGTGCAATATATACTGTGATGTTGGCTCCAAGTCTGTCACCGCGATGAAATAATGTAACATACATTTATATATGATTATATATATTTGTTTAGACTTGTTTAAACTTATTTTCATACCATCCTATACTTAATAGTTCGCGCTTTGCCTGTAGTTCTTCATACAATACGGTATAATGCTGTAAACATGCTCCCATATCAAAATCACTCCACTTATCCAATAGGATACATGGAAGGATTTCGCGCAGTTTTCTTGTAAAGACCGATGTATGAACAATAGGAATCACACCCAAGTAATAGCACTCCCATATGCGATGGCTATCTATACCATTTCCTTCAGGACATACTGCAAATTTATGCGTTGATAAATGCTTCAAAAAATCTACATGCGGCTTTGGCTGTTCAAAGACAAGTCCCTTTGCTGAAATCTCTCTATAACATAATTCGCGATCGTTACGGTTTGTATCTACATTAAAGTAGAAATATACATCGCGTGACTTTGGTTCGTGGAACGTCATCAATAATCCTAGTATTTCTAAATTGCCATGTGCCCACATACTGTTTGCAATACCTATTGGTATAAGATGTAGTTTGGGATGATGAATGCAAATATTCTGTGAAAACATACGAATCAGTTTTGGATCGTCCAAAAGAGGTATGTATTGCTCCTTTATATTTTCATCAGAGTTATGTGTTACAAGCGTATAAGGATTCATAATATAATGACGCTTTTCCATAAATAATGGTAGACGATGAGCATAACAAAAGAGCACAGAAGGATTGTTCCATGGAGATGATAGACGTGATAAATCAAAGTGTTTTTCCGTCTGCCGAAAAATACGCGGATTATATTGAAAATCGTCTGGCACTCCACAATATATAGGACATAGTTCTTGTAGGCGCTCCCCCGTTACAATCGTATCAGTCATTTACTCATCCAACGATCTAATTCTTTAGAATGAATGTGAAGATTGACTAACGGTAGTCCATTCAGGTAAGGAACCCTTAGCCCGCCCACATGACGCCATTCTACCTTCGCTTTATCACATTGGAATACTGTAGTTTCATTGATAAATCCTGATGTATCGTTTTTATTATGTATCTTATCAACACCACCTATATACTGACCAACCGCTGCACCATCAAACAATACACCAAATGTGGTAGCATGCTCAGTATATCGTTTTGGAATATCAGCTACATAGTTTGTAATAATAGGCAGACAACCAATAAAATCAGGATATTCATTACGGAACATCGCAATCGTCACCATATCATTTGTATCATGACCGGCAAGAAAGAATTTAGCTAGTTCTTCTACTGCGGATGCATTACGAATATAGACAAAACTCGGTATGCAACGCTTTTCAGCATCAAACACCGCCCATAACGGCTTTGTAGAGAAGATATCTATATATTTGCTAAAATCATGATATACAAGATTATCGTTTTCAATATGGATAACATTCTCAAGATTCTTAAGAAGACAATACTCGTATAGGTAGAAGAATCGCTCGCTTGCCGATCGCCAAAAACCCTGTGATAGTGATGTCTTTTTTATAAACTCATAATGTATATCGGTTTTTGGAATGTCCTCCAATCCCATCATATGAATCTCCTCGCCTACTGATATTTTTAAAGGTTCAATATGCTTCCGCGAGATAATAATATGAATAGGAACCGATGTCACATAGCGAAGCTGTCGAATACAATTTAATACATAGGATGGAAGACTGTCTCCAATATGAACAAGAACAACGTTCATCTCTTGATTCTATATTTGTACATATTTAAACCATAAGTATTTTATAAATAGTAATGGACAACATATTTGATGTAGTTATTCCTGTAGGACCAAATGATCTACCAGTTATTCATAATCAACTTGAATATACTAAAAAGAATATTATTGGACGTAGAAATATTTATATCATTTCAAATGTTATGCGTAACGATATTAGTGGTGTGATATTTATACCAGAGTCAATGTTCCCATTCTCAAAACAAAGCCTTGCTGAGATCCACGGCGCCGATGTTCGTAACGGCTGGTACTTACAACAACTCCTCAAACTCTATGCTGGATTCTGTATTCCAGGAATATTGCCAAGATATCTGGTGATTGATGCTGATACATTTTTCCTAAAACCTACCAGTTTTCTTGAAAATGGTATGACCTTATTCAATCCAGCTACAGAAAATCATACACCTTACTTTCATCATATGCTTCGTCTACATCCTTCTCTAGGACGAAGTCATACGATTTCAGGTATCAGCCATCATATGCTTTTTACAACCGCATATGTAAAGGAGTTATTTGATATTGTAGAGACACAGCACAAGACTGTCTTTTGGAAAGCATTCTTGGAGCAAGTTGATCCAAATATGCGTCATGGTTCGGCTTCAGGTGCCTCCGAGTACGAGATGTATTTTAACTTTATGAACAATTATCATCCTCATTCCTTTATTGTTCGTCGTTTACATTGGAAGAACTCAGGTCGTCTTGAGCCAGAACTCAATAAAGGATACGATTATGTATCGGTCCATTGGTATGCGCGCAATTAGTTATTTTTCAAAAAGTGTTCAAGCTCATATTTTGAACATGACCTGTAATCATATACAATAGTGTTATCAATAGGCTTGCGAAATGTTTCATGTATACGACTATTGGGATAATTTGGCATATATAATCGCTGAAGTGTATCAGAAAAAAATGCCGCAGCCCATGATACTGTAGAGCATGAGCAAATAAGTGTCTTGGCATTTTTCATAATATGAAAATCTGTAATAATATCATTTGATTCAATATGTATCTTGAAATGCTTTTTCAAATAGTCAATATAATGTAATTCAAGATCGGTTTTTGGATAATTCACGACTACACAATAGGAGTCGGCTGCAACTTTATCCATAATATTCTTTACAGATTCTGGATGGATTACTGAACCATTCTGTATAAAATCTTCTAACCGTAAATGAAGAACAGTATCATATGTATTCTTGATACCTGTTGGATGGGTTAGTAACATGCCGGCTTCGTATGTTTGAACAGGATAGTCAAAGTCAGGGCGCGCTGCGGTTTGTCCATCAGTAATAAGCTTATCATTTGGATGTTTGCGAATATACTCTATAATTTGCTGTCTATACTTAACATAAATAGCATCATGCTGGAAATATCCAACAAATCCATAGACAAGATCCTTTTGTAATGATACGGATAGTCCTTCTAAAGTCGCAGACATCCACTCTATGAACGAATCGTCATTTACAACTACATTTGGTGTATCATTCTCCACAATCTCAGCGTCATATACAATCGCAAATAAAACCATCGCTAGATAGCGAAAAATAACATTTCCTAAGCGTCCTAGAGGAAGCGCAGAAAAGACCTTCATTATAGTAGTTTGGATCTCTGTTTTTAAACGGTGATCCAAACTATACTTATATACTTAACGCCGGCGCCGTGTCTGGCGCTTCTTATTACGTCGGGTGCGACGACGGGGCGGCGCATTACTAGGTAGAAAACCTGGCTTTCCCCATGGCACCTTGGTAGAACGATTCGGTGTTGTCCAACCACGCATAGACTTAGGCACCTCAGGCTTAAAATTCGGCGTAAACCGATTTAACGGCACGGACTCAACGGGACTATACGTATTTGAGTTGCTGTTTGAGTTATTCCACATATTTGTAGACAATATACTGTAAGGAGATGTATTATTTGTCAGCACAGGTACCCGCAAAGGCTTTACCGCTCCATTTACATTGACTGTAGGACGCTTAGTCGGTGTAGCCAGTGGCGGTGTGACCGACACCGGCATATTTATATTAAGGGTTGTAGGGCGTTTTCTTAGTGGCACGTTCATCTTAATTATACCTTTGTTTCTTTTGGTGCCACATTAATGGCATTAATCGTCGACTCAGCCTGTAATTCCTCATTGACATCAATAATACCAGGATTTAACGCATAGCAATTCCACTCATTAAAGTGGTAATTGATCTGCTCGTCATATGCATCATTCATATACTTGAGCGCTGGTAGGATCTTACCATGAATCGCACCGTGGCGCACAATGTACGCAAAGGTACCCAAGTTTACACGAAGGCGGGGATCCGATTTCAGTTTCATAACACCAGGTCCCACATCTGTGCCAAGGGGCTTCCACATACGAAGCCAAATCATATCCCAATCCGCCGGAATATGCCGACACAGTTGTTCCCAACGCCCGCCAGGCTGTAGAAAATCCGCCGGCAAATTCACATCGTCTTCTAACACTAAATGCCCGCACGAATCGGGACAGTTCTCCTTGCCAAGCTGCTCAATCAGCCCGCGGTGCGATAAATAGCAGCCAACAATGCCAAGATTGTTAAGACGCTCTCCCTTATGGTCATTACGGTCGGCGCGCACCATTGCATTGCCTACACCCAGCGCGCGCATCTGCTGGTAAGGAATATCCTTGCCGTATATCGCATTAAACCTATGAAGTGTTAGACCTAGTGGCGCTGCCTGTGCCTGTATAGAATTCCAACGCTTCGTATCGCGCTCTAGATTGATCACATGGATACCGTGAATATGGGGCGCCTGACGAAACTCTATATGCCGATAGATCGCATATACAATGAAAACAAGCACAAGAAGCGCCAGCGTGTGCAATAAAAAATTGGCGTTCTTTGCCATCCTATTTGGGCGGTAGATTATCGGTTCGCTTTTCTTCCTTTACAGTTGGCTGTGACGGCAGCGGCACAGCAGGTTTACATGGCGTTTTGCGCGCTCTATGACGATCCATGCTACTTTTACTTGTTGTTGTATATCCACATTGCCCACAGTAGAAATCACACATTTAACTTATTGTTAGATACTTAGGAAAGATTCAAATTTCCTGGATTTCTAACAATAATGCGTAACGTGTGCGTCAGGATAAATCTTCCCGCTGGGTAAGATGAACGAGGTGTTTGCCCGTGTATTCGGTAAGGAGAACCTATTAGACTGGATCGATAATTATGGAATGACGATTCTAGCAGCAGGAGCATGTGCTATTATTCTTACATCTCCCGAAAAGGGGATTGTTGGTGCTGTATTTGGACTGTCATTCATGTACTTCTGGGTATACTTTTTCCATCGCGCACTTCATTTTCTACCGACCGAAGGACCCCTTAAGTATTTGAATACTCATTGGATCTTTCATCATCAGCCCCTGAAAATCCTAGACCGGCGTGTGGAGTTAGCACTGGAAATGATAAATGATCTTATGATGAGCCTCAGTGTTCTATGGCTCCAGGGAATGACCGGCATTTGGATTGTGCCGACAAGTGTTATCTTGTTTTATGCAATTTGGTACACGTCAGTCCACATTGTGAACTATAGTATAATAGGATCGCAGGTTCACCGCGATCATCATAAGAATGTTGGTACAAACTTTGGACCCGATGTCCTGGACCAACTTTTTGGTACCAACCATGAACCTTATAAAGAGGACTTGATACCTCTTGCACCCAATATGGTTATTGCTTTCGGTATTATTTTCTTACTAAAACAGTGTATCAAATGGGTAGATTGAAAGAGCGTAAATCTTGATGAGATGAATTATGAGGAGATTGCCTACAACAGCCTGCTCAAAATCGTGTATACTTGCCTCTTTGTAACCCTTAATACTTGTTGCCATACCTATTTCCGCCAGCGTCGGTTTATTCTCACAGACTTCTAAGCTGTCCATAGCGCACCCGTCAAAGAAGCGAATACCTACAAATAGCAGCATTAAGGTGGCTAATACGGCGCCCTGGGCAATCCGTGTCTTAGAAAACAGTACGCCGATGACCATAGTTACGCACAATAGCGCGTGTACAATTGTGACGATCCATTCATTAAACATACCCTAATGAGTCATCGGGAATTTACATATAGCGTCAAACGCCATCTGAGGTTTTCGGCGGCGTGAATAGGATGAACTACGGGCATGTTAAGATAGGAAATGTGGTCATGAAGGCGGCTATCCCGACAACAATGGAAGGAAAGCGTTTAGGAATGATGGGGGCTCGCTTTAATTCAGGATTCCAATGCATGGTATTTCAGTTTAAGGATGTTCGGCGGTCGTTTTGGATGAAAAACTGCATTATTCCTCTAGATATGATTTTTGTACTGGATGGAGTTGTATCTTCTATTGAGCACATGTGTCCACCGTGTACTGCTGATCCCTGCCCTTCTTACAAGGGAATGGGTCAGGAGGTAATTGAGGTGACGGGCGGCACATGCAAACGTCTCGGTATCACCGTGGGCGATACTGTAAAATATTAAGAGAAGCCGTGAGAATAAAAGGGGGCACCGCATATTATACGTTCAAGTTTAAAACTTTAATAAATAATACAAATAAAATGGACAGTTATAAAACACATGCGTTCTATACACATCAACCATTCTTTATTGAAATACTCAAAACTACAACGGGTAACATTTTAGAATGTGGGTGTGGAGACGGAAGCACAAAGATGATAAGAGAACAGATACAGGGTACTGATAGAAAATTAGTATCTCTTGAATCCAACTTAGAATGGTTAAGCAAATATACATATATGGCTAACTCATTACATGACTTATATTATATAGATGCAAGCAATGATAATACCATAGAAACTGGCAATAAATGGGTAGACTTTATTAAACAAAAAAAATTAAATGACTTCGAAATTGTTTTCCTTGATTCGTCGCCTTGGATGTCACGAAAATGCTGTTTTGATTATTTTTTAGATAAGGCTAAAATTATTATTATTCATGATTTTGATTATTTTCCTCTTAATAATATAATTGGCAAGTTAATTAATACAGAAACCGGATATTACAACGGTCAAAATATAGAAAAACATAATTGTAATTTAGACGGTATAGTGAAAAACTATAAATTGTTTCATCCTCCTTTTAAATATTTTGCTGGTTCAACTGGACCACCTACATTAGTTTGTAGCAATATTATGAGTGATACTGAATTTAATGCACTTATTAATACAATTGAAGCAAATATTGACTCTTACTACAACTAAATATAGTCTAATACTTCGGTTTCTGCGTTGTCAGTTTGGGCGTCTTGCCGCAGCTAAACTTCTTGAGCGTCTTACCGCGGGTCTGTATAACCGACTTCACACAAATAGCAATAGCACGAGACTCCTTCTGTTGCTTTTTGTAGTTTCCTTTAATGGTCTTGCGGACCTTTTTAATACATTGACAAAACCGTTTAGCCATAGATTCCTTCATTCTCTAATCAAGGGCTTTAAAAAACTTGTTGATGGCAGGTAGGACTTTATCGTCATACATTTTACCTGCTTCTTTCATTGTGAACCGCGTTCTTATATCAGGGCTCATCATTCCGCGCACAAGTTTGTAGCACGGTATGGCGACTATTTCGGCAAACCGAACCGCTTCCTCCTTTGTGAATTTGAGTGGGTTATGTTCTAAAATAATATGGGGAGCGGACATACCTTCATCACGCTGACCAAAACGCTGGTAAAAAACCTGGGACAACGTACGACCCAGTGCAAATACGTCGTCCTTTTCAAAAATAAACTTGTATTTTTCTATCTGTGTCATGCCCTCAAGTTTATCTTCTAGCCAAGTGAGATATGTTTCATCTATCACTGCCTTTTCAACATTACTGCCAGGAACCTTCTTATAAAAAATACGATACGGAATTGTCTTATCCCCCTTGATTGTATTCTTATAGAAATCATGAATCACCTTCCGCTTATTAACAGGGTGCGGATTCGCAAAATTTACTTCAATGCTCCAGTAGTCGTATTGTTGATCCAAGAAACTATATCCTTTACTATTACGTGCAAAAGGACTATTTTGGTTTTTAGAAATCTTATCTAGATCATCCCATTTGAACGAAATACCAAAATCAATAAAACGGGTATTAAAATGCCCTTTGTCGGTTTTGCCGACCACAATATTATCGGGCTTGATATCATTATGAATAACGTCATTGGCGTGCGCTTTCTCCAAGCCTTCAAACAAATTAGTAATAGACTTGAAAAAGGCGGGATAATCGTCTTCGTTTAATTTAATTTCACCGATACTTTCACCGCCGTCCAACGACTGTAGGATTTTACGCACTTTCATAGGAACTTTACACTTTTTTACATTGTTTTCGGCATTAAAGGGAAGTTTCGGGTCGCAAATTTCAAAGGGGTATAGGAAGTACTTTTGTGTTGGGTCAATTGTATGAAAAAGGTCACGCTGTTTGAGCTCTTCTATAGCATCTACGCCGTCCATTAATTTGGAAATTTGGTGCGGGCGATTGCGGGTATTGCCCTTACACGCAAGCGCAGGACGAAATACACACCCATAGGACCCTTGCCCCAAAAGTGCGCCGCCCTTACGACGGTTTTTACGAGTCTTCGCCATCCTTATAAAGGCTACTGAAAACAAGTTGGGCTCGGGGCTATTGTTAAGGTGATCCAGTCATATCAATTAAATCACTCTGAATCTGGCGCTTTTGGGCAATCAGTTCCTCCTCATCCTCCTGCGTCGGCACATGGCTGCTAGAGAGTTGAATGAGCGTACCATCACTGAAACCAAATGCCTCCGTTACTTTATCACGGGATGCTAAGAAAAACTTGATAAGAACAAAAGCTAGAATGCCGATAAAAATAGGAAGAATTAGTTTATCCAAGTTCATCTTCTATTATACGGGGCGAGATTATGCGGGTCCTACTTTGAACTGGCGGCGCATCCACTTAGAAAGACCTTCCCGCTCCATAAACTCTTCAAGATTGAAACCGTTCTTATTTGGTATAGTGTTTACAATATCCGTATCTGGTGGTAGTAATTTTGATAAGAGTTGGACTGTGTAAGTATGCGTTTCACCTTGGGGCGGATTGGGAGGCTCATACGGAATTAAAACCTCGTCGTCTAAATTACCTCTACGATCAAACCACTGAGTATATAACCAGTGTACGCGTGCCGGATGTGGGGCATCCATATCATACATAACAATCACAAACCCACGATCCTTATGGTCTTGTCTGTCAAATAATACATCAGGGCTTCGTCCAGCCGTTTGAAAGCGAGTAAGCAGTGGGATTTCAAAGGGTGGAAGTATATGTTTATGGATTGTATGACCAATTTCAGTATAAAATACTACATCAAAAAAAGCATCACCACCATTCTGTATAGGTACAAGGGCGTTTTGTTCAGCCGCAAGTGTTGTCTCCCACATATGTTTAAGACCTCTTAGTTCGTTTGATACTCTTTCACTAATAGCAAACCCCAAATCTTCATTCCCTTGTGCTGCTGCTTCTCTGGCATATGCAGCTAATTCTTGTGTAAGACTATCGGTACTTTTTGCTCTAATATAAATATCCGTGTAATGATCAGGATTATCATCGTAAGCTGCCGTGATTCTATTCACTAAGTTCTGAATTTCATTACGCACATTATTTATCATAATCAAAAACATATTAATGGGGCGTCCTCCGCGCTGCTTTCGTCGGAGCGTCCGTTTACGTTTATATTTACGGGTATGTTTAACCATTCTACTAATCCTTCTTCTTTTTTAGAATCGGTGCAAGCCATGCCGATATCATATGATTAATTGGACGCTCAAATATATCGGAGTATCCGCCATCAGGAAAGATAAAGATAACATTTATACGCTCAGAATCATCGGGATACCGCAAAACAATCTTAAGAATGGCACCCTTACTAATACCATCACTATAGAAGTGATCAGTATCGTCAACTGTCTTAAAGTCCACAACACCGCCGCCAGTAGCAGCCCATTGTGCCTGAAGTGCTGTGTATTCTGCCTGTAGTTGTGCTACCGTAAGCGCCATTAGATTTATCTGGATTTCTAACAATAATTCAGTTAGGGTTCAAATTTTTGGGGCGTGCGGGGCGGCGCGAGCGGCACCAAGGGTGGGGTCTTGGGAACGGGAGTAGGCGACAGCAAAATTGCGGAACGGGAGCAGATTATACCGTAAATATAGTAGGAAATTATCCGGAGGGGTCCAAAAACGCCCCGGCGGCGCCCATTTTTTTTGGACCGCCGTGGTAGGACAATGAAACCTCAGCTGCCAGAATGCCTATGCGCCCTGTTACCTGACGATGTCCTTGGTGTTATCAACTCGTTTGTGCCTCACCTGCCCAAACCGAAAAAGAACAAACGCAAGGACTCCTTAGATTCAGTAGATTCAGCAGTGTCATCAGTATCACGCTCGCCAGATGTACAGCGTGACCTGCGACTCATACAACGACGGGCTTTTAAGGGAATGGACGGAATGTTTATGCGGGATTTGGATGATTTCGTACTATTTTAGACTAGAGTACATTCAATGTACATCGGTCTAACTAATAACCGGCTAACTTTGTCCACAGAGTATCGGTATTCCTTACGTCCTCGGCAGAAAGGGCACAGAACCAATTGAACTCAAAGCGGCGTACCAGTTGATCACCGTCCCAAGACATATATACTGCCTCAGGTAGGATTGCCGACTTAGGATTATTATCATCGTCGCTGAGACGTCCAAACAGGTCCTCAAGGTCACGCGGGCGCCCGTCAGGTAGTCTGCCTGCATCCGCTACACGTATAATCTTTGTACCGAAGGTTGCCTGCTGCTCCCAAACTGCAAGTTCTTGACGACGCGCAACTGCTGCGCCCCATGCCTGCGGTCCACGATTCACTAGGTCATTCAACTGACCCGCAGCGTATACCCAACCAGGATTGTTTGGTAATGCCGACCAGCCTACATACGGAGAGGGTCCGGGTGCGATGGCTGTGGCAGTAGAGACACGAGGCTCATCGGGATGCGTGCCAAACATCGCCGCATTTACATCCTTCACTAGCGGGTAGAAACTGGGTCCCAAGCATAGCGTTGAGTTCGCGTCCATCACTAAACCGCCATGGGTGGCACATAGATTGGCAATAACCCAGCGACGCCACAGTGCCGGCGGGAGTCTATTTGTCTTACGATTCGCCTTTGGCAGAAGTGCAAACACAGCGTCGCGACCAATTAGGGGGACAATATCAAAGTCACGCCCTTGGGTACGGCGAAGAACATCCAAAGAGACCTGGAGATAGCCGCGATTCGGCATATTGCTGTTGCGAGCACCGAAGTCCCACCAGTGGCGGGCGTTTGTTTCCGTATCAACAAACCAATAAATCTTAGGGCGGTTTAAAATCGGTATATAGTTTTGAAAGTTATCTTGGACAATTAAATTACGATTATACAACGACACACCCACAACAACAAGTGTAAGAGCTGCCGCTAATGAAATGGATACAGCCGGCGATAAACTAGTCATCTTAATGGGTTCATTGATTTTCTTTTTCGTAGTTTAAACTGATGAAAAAACCAAGGGTCTAATAGATGGACGCCGGTCAGTACATGAGATACAAACTACGCTCTATGAGCACCTTTACTAGCCGTAGCGGATGTACAGAGTCCGGACTTCGCACTTGGGCTCTCAAACAGGCGGTAAACCAGACCTATACTCCGCCTTACAGTGATCCTACAATACTACCTAATACATTTAACTACTCCAACTGGAATATTTCTACACAGCAGTACGGCAATTCTTTGCCCTACAGTGAAGTAATGGGAAGCACTCGTGTTGGCTATGGCGGTGACTATGTTATGCCTATCCCGCCGCCTATTCCTAATCCAACTTGCGCTATTCAACAAAGTTTATCAAATTTCTATTTGCCACCAGTGGTTCAGGGCGGTTTCCAGATTCCTTACACAATTCCCACGCCTTATTTGTATGCGGGTAATCCTACACCCTACGCAGCGCCTTTGGTGTACTTATCAACAGCGGGAGCCTGCGACGAATTGCCTTCGTTTCAGGGTACCAAGGCAACAGCGGCTCAGGCGTTCGGTGCCTGTAGCAATTGCGATATTGGCGATTATTACCCGTCTACAATTGTTCCTGGGGCTGGAGCATATTAATTTCCCGCGTAAGAAATAGAAGATGAACGGTCTAATTAAGTCCCCGCCTCAGCAGCCCCCGCTGTCTAACCGCAATGCTTACACAACCTGGCCCGGCGGCGTTGACCCCACGGTCCCCCTTTACAACACCGATAACCAGAAGTTTGGTGGTGCCCGGCGCCGTCGTAACAATACGCGCAAGTCTCGCAAGACCCGCCGCAACAATGTCAATCGCAAGGTGAACCGCAAGGCGCGCCGTGCCTCTCGCAAGAGCCGCCGTGCCTCGCGCCGCAGCCGTCGCAGCCGCCGCATCCGTGGCGGCTATGCGACGTGCGTGCCTATTAGCAGCGGCAGCGCCTCTATTCCCATGACTGCCAGCGTCTGCCCCGAGGGTTACTTCGAGGATAAGCCTGTGCTGATTGCGTAAAATCTTATTATTTAACTAAAAATTCTATAATAAATGAACTATATTGATAAAATCTATGTAGTTCATTATGCTCCTCTCAAAGATCGTATGGAGTTTATGCTCAAACAGTTTAATTTATTCAATATAAAAAATTATGAATTTATTCTAGGTCCTAGCCGTCACGATTTTGATCCTGCTATAATTGACCAATCCAATAAACAATATAACACACATCTTACTACACCTATTGTCGCCATCAGTATTACACATGTAGAGATTTATCGTGATATAGTTAAAAATAACTATAAATCGTGCTTAATTCTTGAAGATGATGCTATATTATGTGCCGATTTTGATAAGTATTTCAACAAATATATGAGCGCCATTCCCGCCGATTATGATATGGCGTTTATAAATGGCGGCTGTAGTATGCACGCCGAATCAACTCCCGATACTATTTGGTATAAAGCAGGAACAACGCGGACCTGCTGTGCATATATTGTAACTAAAAAAGCGTGTGAATTAATTATACCATCTATTATACCATTTAAGAATGGGATTGACCAAGATTTGAATACAGTGATTGAAAAGAAGAACTTGAATGTCTACTGGTGTGAGCCTACAATTGTAATGGATGGTAGTGAAGATTATGGTTCATCTCATGATATAGAACGCTTAGGCAAGCATCTGGAAATGTTTATGAGATATGAACTCTAATTACTGTTGGCAAGACTTATGAACATATTCGTCATCCCACATATTATCGCGGACAAATACATAATTTTTACTTTCTAAAAATTCTCTTATTGCTGTTCGTTGCGGTTCAATAAAATTATGTTCCAAGTGAATAATTCCAAATATATACTTATCGTAATTAATTGTGATTAAAATATCATATTCACTTCCTTCGGTATCAATGGATAAATATTCTATAAACGAAGGAGCGTTTGCTTGTTCTAAAACATCATTTAATGTAGTTGTTTCTACAGTAATTTTTGGCGCCTTATCTGCTTTCTCTTTATGATGATTAATAGTATCACAAATTCCAGAATATAAACCTGCTACTGCAAATTCAAGTTTCAACCCACTTTTTCCAAATACTGCTTTTTGAATACATATAGAATTTGGACGATTCTTTGATAGCCGGCTAAATTCTTCTGGTAATGGTTCTATACATATACCTTTCCACTCATAATCATATTCTAACATACATGTATTTGATAAATCAATACCATCATTTGCTCCAATATCAACATAGTAACCATTTCTCTTTAGTTTATAATACTTTATAACTCCTAAATCCTGATCAAGCCCAGACTGTGAAAATGATCTTAATGATATCATTTATTTAAGTATTATTCTATTATTTTAAATCGGCTACGCGATAAAATAACTAAAAATATTATTATATTTTTAGTTTTTTATTGATTTTGGTGTTTTGGTCCTAAGATGTGTTGTCTAATAGATCTCAAGGTTGAGCGGCAAAGGGAGAATCTTCTTCTCATAGTGCGTCTCAATCTCGTCCTGCGCCCGACGCTCGCGCTCGGTAATCAGGTTAATGGACGCACCCTTGCGACCAAACCGACCCGAGCGACCAATGCGGTGAATGTAATTCTCACGCTGGAGCGGCAGCTCGTAGTTGATGACAATGGAAATCTGCTGGACATCAATGCCACGCGCCAGCAGATCCGTTGAGATAAGCACTCGGCACTTGCCATTGCGGAACTCAGTCATCCGGAACTTACGCTCACTCACATCCATGTCGCCGTGAATGTAGTTGAGGTCAAAGCCGCGGCGCTTCATCTGGTCCGCCAGCCACTCAGCCTTCTGGCGCGTATTGACAAAGATGGTCGCCTGCTGGATGTTCAGGTGATCGTAAAGGTCGCACAGCGTATCCAGCTTGTGGTCCTCGCGCGGCACCTCCACAAACCACTGCTTAATGCCATCCAGGCTCACCTGCTCAGGCTCCAGTAGAATCTCCACCGGATTGCGGAGAATGCTTTTCGCCACCTGTACAACATCCGGCGTCATTGTTGCCGACAGGAGCGCCACCTGGGTTGTTGCCGGCCAGCCAAGGCTCAGGATACAGTGAACCTGCTCGCGGAAGCGCGCCTCCAGCATCTGGTCCGCCTCGTCCAGCACCAGTACTCGAATGGTGTTTGGCGACAGCACCTTGCGGTTAAGCAGGTCGTAGAAGCGACCAGGCGTCACCAGTAGGACGTGCGGCACATGCGGCGGCTTCAGCTTGGACTGCGAGATCACATCAATGTCAGTGTTGACCGGCGGACCGCCCGTTGCCGTGTGCGTGCGGATGCCGATATAGTTGCCAATACCCTTGGCGACCGCCGCCGTCTGCTCAGCCAGCTCTCGCGTCGGTGAAATAACAACCATCTGCACCTCATTCTTGCTAGGGTCAATGCGGCTGATGCCGCCAATGACAAAGGTGCCGGTCTTGCCGGTACCTGATTGCGCCTGCGCAAGCAGGTCGTACCCCGCCATCATCGGCACAATTGCCTTCTCTTGGACAGGGCTCGGCTTCTCAAAGCCGAAAGAGTAAATGCCACGCAGAATGTCATCCTTGATGCCCATCTCATCAAAGCTCTTGTACTCGTGCATTACATAGTTAGTGTAGGGCGCCGGTGCCGATACATCTGGGGCACCCGCGCCGGCGTCCGGTGTAGGAGGGTAGGGAGGGGTATTTGAGCGGTCAGGGGCACCGCTGTCAGTAGGAATAATGGGAGCAGACATGGAAGACATGGAGGGATATGAAGGAAGAAAGGGCTCAATGCTTTAGGTAAGAAGATAAGATAGGAGCAGCACATTCCAAATTAGTTTTTGGCTCCGTCAATTTTTTCGGTTTCATGTTTTCTACGTCTTACCGGCGTCGCATGACGATAACGCGATTTTATAGGACGGACTGTATATGGCTGCTCTGTAATCCATTGTACAAGTTCCGCCTGCGGAAAACGGAAACGAGGCAAGGTGGTGGCGGCTGGATCATGAAGCCCTAACGCCATCAGCGCAGTAGGAACAAGTGAATGGGGCAATCCTAGGACCGCACCTACACCATCAGGTGAAAAGCCCTCCATGGGGCAACTGGCAATTTTAAGTTCTGCCGCTGCAGCTAAGGCGAATCCTAGTGCCAAGTACGTCTGGTGCTTTGCCCATTGAACAGGGTGGCTGTTTCCTGAAAGAGCCCCACGCATCATACCTTCTATCTGCGCCGGTGGCTTTGTCTGCTCAATAAAATGGTTCAGGTGCTCGTCTAGATTATTCTTAGTACAAAAAACGAGCAAATGAGTACATTGTTCAACCTGTGGCTGTCCGTAACATGCTGGTGTAAGCGCCTTTTTCACCATCTCGCATGTCACAACCTTGACTACGTAGGGCTGAATCCCAAAACTACTTGGCGCATTCACAATAGCGTTAAGAATCGGCTGAATATCGGGAACAGGGTTCATTGCGGATGGGGAAGCGAAGCCCTTTTCGGCACGACGCCATTCTAAATTCGCCAAAAAAGACATCGGCTCTTCTGGTGAAAAAGTTTTGGATTCCGCGGTTTTTACGAAAAAACTGAAAGACATCTTTCAAGTTTATTAGTCTGTAAGAATGGTTGTACCAGCTATTAAGAATTCTACTCAAACTACCTCAATGAACGATGAATCAGCTATTATTATATTTGGAATACCAAGTATAATTATTCTTTTAATAAGTATTCTTATGATTGTAATAACAATATATAGGTATTATAATTCAAAACGCCATGTACTGCCTCGCTTTGAGATAGCAGAAGTTACGACTGCCACTCTGCCACAGGGCTCAGTGTAATACCGAGATTGGGATGGCTAATCACCTCCTGTAGAAGCTGGTAGTGAACGGTTTTTACATAGTCATAGTTACCCTTTTCGTACTGGGTAGCGAAGACCGAAGCAACAGTAGGGTCATTTGTTGCCTTGAACTCAAAGTACTTATCTAGCGTGGGAATCTTGAGTAGGTTATCACGCGGACCCTTGAAGCCCGTCTTCATGGTGCCGCCCTGGGTTTCAAACAAGTGCTTGATCACGTTTGCGGGGAACTTGGCAAGTAGAAAGTTGCGGTTGTTGAATTCCGTCGTGTAGATATCAATCTTCTTTGCGTTTTTTACACCGAACTTCTCCTCGAAACTGGTGATAACCGAGGCGGCGGCGTTTGCGTCGGTGAGCTCATACGCAGTACAAATAAGCCCGCGACCATTGTTAATATCCGCCTTGATAGCGTCTACAACGGGTCCACGGCGAAAATAAAAGCCGGACTTGCCGTGGAAAACGGTAACATTCTTTGCCTGGTCATAGACAATGCTGACAATACCGGCATCGCTGTCCTTACGTAAATGGTGTTCGGGTGGGAGATCATTGACTGCCTGGTTAAGGGCACGCAGTGTCTCGGCGGCTAATGGTTCGCAAAAGATGGGCATCTTCTTCTACTCTAGTCGGTGGGGTTGGGTTTAGGTCCGCTTTCCGCGGCGGTTGCGGCATGTGGTTTTGCGGGTACTACGACGGCGACCGGCTGTGCGGCGTGAACTGTTGGCAGGGTTCTTTTTCTTTCCTAATTTTTCTGCGGCGTTCAACGCAGCATACGATCCTTCCAACTCGCTTGCTTTACCAGTTTTCATTACTTGCGCCACTTGACCAAGCATGGCAAGATTATTGGAAGAAAAATCGCTTAAATTTATTCCCTGTCTGGCGGGTGCAGAAGCTGCTACCAATGGTGCCACTTTTACGACTGCTGGAGAAGCAACTTTTACTGCATTTGCCGCCAACGCAGAATGTATTTGCCTAAGTTTATTAGAATTTCCACTTAGCATGGCATTTACTCTTCGTTTTCCCATCATATTCTTCCAGGATGAGGCTGTGTTAGGCATATCTATAATGTGTTACTAAAACTTTAGCGAGCCAAATCCTGCTAATAAGTCATTCACACCCTTGTTTGCCGCCTTCTTCTTCTCATTTCGGTTAATCATACGCTGTAGCTTCTTAATATTTGCATTGCTCACATTATTTCCAGGCTTATTGCCGCTGTTGCCCATCATATTATTGTTGTTCATTACGGCTTCCGTCTTGTGCTTCTCTAACGCCTGTTCGCATGACTGACGAATCTTACCAAGGTGAATAGACAAGTCCGCCTGTAAATCGGAAATAATATCAACGTCGTTTTCCACAAGGCGCTCCACCTTGCTTACCATCGGGGCTAAGCGTTTAAGGGCTAAGCCGTATCGGGTGGGCAGAACATTTGCATTACGGTTTAGCAATTGCTTCACATTACGCTTTGTGAGTTTTACCTTGAACGCAGCAGCGGGTCGGTATTTACGGGTCGTGTGACCGATTTTTGTCATATCTACTTACGACGGGTATTTTTGGCGCGTTGCTTGCGGGTCTTTGGGGCGTTGCGGGCGTATTTCTTGCGAGTAAGTCGCCGACGGGGCGCACGGCGGGTTTTGTGTTGTCTGTAGGCTCCACCGCCTAATTTATTATTGGCGGCGGCGGCACTGGACATTCCTAGCTGCCTTTCGAGGATATTACGCTTAGCCTCAAGCGCATTACGCTGCTTCTTGATAACATTACGCTGTGAGATATGATCCTGCAGATGTGCGTGCAGATCAATGAGTTCTGCGACGGTATCACCTGGTGCTGCAACCGCCTCATTTATGCGACGACGCTTAAAGTTCGGACGTTTCCTGATAGTGTTGCCGCTGCTGTTGCTGCTGTTGTTGCTGTTGCCGCTGCTGTTGCCGTTGCCATTGCCGTAGCCGCTGCCGTCGCCGTAGCCGCTGCTGTTGCCGTTGCCATTGCCGTTGCTGTTGCTGTTGCTGTTGCTGTTGCTGTTGCTGTTGCTGTTGCTGTTGCTGTTACTCGGTGGAATATATGTGCTATTGTTATTGTTGCTATTGTCTTCTCGTAAACAATTTTGTAATCTTCCTACTCGCTCCTGATCTAGAGGTGTTGCAACGCTTGCTATAGATGTAAATACAGATCGTTCAACAACAACTTCACTATCTTTCTTTGCTACGCTATAGAAGTGAACAGCAGGGCGGCTACTACATATAGGATAATCACCATCTGGAGATGTAGGCCAATTGGGATTAGCATCAGGAAGCGGTTCTTTTCCAAACGGAGCACGCCCTTCAATTATATCATTAGATATTTTATTAATGTAAAATCCATTTTTCATAAATTTTGTTTCAGCAGGTGTGGCACCCATCACATCATGTGCGTCACCTTTATTGTTTCTTACTTCGTTCTCTAGATTCGCAAAAGTTGTTGGAAGTCCTGGAATAGGTGGTAAAGCATCATTCTCTTCTACATGAGATATTTCAACTGTTTCACCTACTCTTAATGCAATTATAAATGATAAAATATCTACCATTATTTTTTCGTTGTAAGGTTCAAAATATAATACCCTATCACGAGGTGACGCTGCAGCACCGCGAAGGCGACGAGTGGCGGCCGCAGCAGTGGCTTCTGCTATCTGTGAGAGTTGCCCAACAGCATTAAGTTCAGCTGAAGGACGGCTACGGCTATTAAGTTTAACTTTTTGGATGGCACCAAGCCGACTAGCAAGAGCATAATTTAATAAAGGCTTGCTCACAAGTAATTCCGCAAAATCTCCAATACTGTCTTGATTATTTAAATAATTACATACATGTTGCATACGATCATATATATGCTTAAATCTGTTAGATATCCACTTCCACGCTTTGTCCCTTTGAACCATTAAAGGAATATTTGCTGCTTTTAAAGATGCTAACCGCGCAGCATTTGTTAAAAGTCTACTTTTCTTATCAATATATTGAACGGCAGGGACGGCAGCAGCAGGAGCAGCAGCGGCAGCAGCAGCAGCAGCAGCAGCAGCAGCAGGTTGAGGAATTACCAATGGTAACGATCTAATTTCGTATGAGTCTATCAAATTTGCGACTAGCGTAGGATCAATGTTATTCACATCTACTGCTGGCATATCTTCTGGCTGTGTTTCAATATATGCACGGACTAAATTATTGAAACGATCACCTTCTGTAAACGCAATAGCGTATTCGGCAGCACCAGCGGCGCCATTACCGATAACAGCGCCGGCAGGGGCGGCGGCAACAGCAGCAGCAGCAGCAGGGGCGGCAGCAACAGCAGGGGCAGCAACAGCAGGGGCAGCAACAGCAGGGGCAGCAGCGGCAGCAGGGGCGGCAGCGGCAGCAGCAGCAATAAGACCCGCCCTTTCTTGGGGAGAAACCCATCGTGCTTTCATATACAATTTATTTGACTTAATACCATTGCACATATGACAGCTTGTGGCGTATAATCCTGCATCTCTTGCAGCAGTAGCCTGAACATCGTCAAAAGCGTTATTCTTCATCATTTTGAGAAAAAACATGAATATTCCTGGAAGAACATGTTCACACTCAAACTTATTCTCATTGGAATTACATACACTCATACGTCTACGATTAATTAATTTACCAGCATGTCCAATATTCACTGAATTTCCACACAACCAACATTCTCTGTTTGTTGAGGGTCTAACATTAGCACTATTACATTGTATAGTAGGATGTGGTTTTTCCCACTGTTCTCTCTTTAATCCCAACATTGCTGGCTCACCGGTTAATGTAATTACCTCCTGAATAGCCTCTGCTACGTCACCTTCTACTTGCGCTAGCAAAACAGCTATATATTGTATTGGTACGTAATTTGGATATCTAAGGATTAAACTACTAATCGCATCGGCACCTCCCGTTTGTGATGCCGATAATGTAAGAGTAGCGGCTGTCCCTGTATTAGTCCGTGATTGGTTAGTGTTACGCTTAGGGGATCTGGGAGGTGTGCGGTATCTAACATTCTCTAATACCTCAGCCTCCTCGCTCTCCTCTCCAATCTCCTCACCATTACTCTCCTTCTCATCACTTTTGATATAAAGAAATTTATAGTTTCCCTGACTATCAAGAATAATATCAAGTATAGCATTTGCTATACGGGGAAGATTACTAGGTGTAGCGGTAGGATCAAAATCCATCTCTCTTAATATCCATACTCATTTTTAATTCATTGCGCAAACTACCCGCTGCGTAATAGAGGTCGCCTTTGTATTGGAGAACGCACGGATTGTTACAGACTGACCGGGCTCATACACTTGTATTGTAGTATGCGCTGCTCTTACAGTCCGTTTCCAATCTGATACATAGACTTTTGCCGTCTTTGTCTCTGCGTTATAAGTGATAACAATGCCTTGCGTAGTCGTAATAGACCCATCTGGATTGAGATGCTGCAGAAACCAAATAAGGCGCTCAAACTGCTTGATAATGCTAGACCGATGATTAAGGTTCTCGGCAATCGTAATTCCATAAGGCTCCTGAAATCCAAACACTAAATGCTTGAGCCAGCGGTGGTTAACAACATCCGCATAGCGGCGCAAGGGCGACGTAGCATGACAATATGTTGCGAGTCCAAGACCGGCGTGGTTGGTATCTGTCGCTTTAGCAGATACGTACTGACCGGCGGCAGCACCCAGAAACGCCAGCTCATAATTTTTGGTCTTTTCCGCCAAAAGACTGTAGGCTGTATTGGACGTGCCAGCATGTCGGCGCAGAATCCCCTTTTGTGACTGTTTGAGTATATGAGCGACCTTTGTATTGTATAGAATCATTGCCTGCTCCACCCATATGTGAGGATCTGTGGATTGCGGTTGTTTTGTGATAATGCCGAGCAAGGCTGGAAGCACCTCAGAAATGGCTGGATTATCTAACACAGATTCATATGTGCAGGCGGTGTCAACAGCAACATTAAGAAGCCTCCATTCTGTTTGTACAACATTAGTACCTTCAATAAGATATAAGAGAGCTATTACAGGACGTTTTACTCCGTCCGCACGCAACGACGCCTTTTGTGTGGACAAGTATGCGGGAAACATCGGCTCCACTGCTTTGCCGTCTACATATATGGTCTGTGCCGCCGCTTTCGCCTCTTTGTCCAACCACGAATCTTCAGGTACCCACGCAGCGATATCCACAATACCGATAAAGAACTCGGTACCTGAAGGGGTTCGGCGCCACCCCATCACATCGTCTACATCCGTACATCCTGGAGGGTCAATATTAAAGACTAGGTCCCACGGCGCGTTGCTGTGATGACGTGTATGATGCGCAACAATACTATCCTCTTCATCAAGCTCTACAGGGGCTTTAGGGACAGCAATGCTCATGCGCAAGGCAGCGGTTTCGGCTGCCTGGTCACCTACAGGTCCAAATACATGCTGGACACCGGCACGCGGATGCTTCTCATTCCAGTGTTCCAGCGACGCAATTGCCACCATATTTGTAGTGGGCTTGAGTTTGGAACTGACAACCATTGTTGGATATGCAGGATTGTAAGGGTGGAAATTATATAGGGGAACGCCCCGTGGTGTCATACCAATACGAATACGATTGAGATAATCAATGATTCCCGCAATCGATTTATGCTTTTTAATGTCTCGGTACTGGAGTTCTTTTGTATTTGGATTAACAATATCTCCATGTAGCCATTTTTCTACGATTGGCTCTGTGTACTCTTGTGTTGTATCAGGCGTGGAAAGGATATATTGCCCCTGTTGGTAGTTTCTTATACAAAGTTCCATAGATTAGCGTTTGTTGATAAGTGGTAAACTGGCAAGGTAACTCAATTTTTCAGGATTAATATGATACAACTAGGGTTCCGAACAAGAATAAACTAATTGCGGTGGTTTGGAGCCATATAGGAATGTATGTAATCGTAAGTTGTGAAAGGATAAACCAAGCCAGCCCATATACGCTATCACCTATCGGGGCTCCCAGGGTTGCCTCCTTGCCATACCGCTGGAAGAAGTCAATATACTTCGTTGTTGGCTTGAGTTGGCTGATGAAGGCATAATAAGAAAGGTCTCCCGTCCACTGGACTGCTACAAATGTTAGGAAACGCATGAGCCATTGAATGATGTTTTTTGGTGCCGCTTTTTTGAAGACGACGCCGATGACTTGTTGAGAGATAAGGAGCAAGAATGTAGAGTATATGAAATCACCGAACGCCACGATTGCAAATGGGAACTTGGAATAATACTCCTGCGTTGTTTTCCCCTTAACGATCGCGGGAATAATATAGAAACTTGCCGGCTCTAAGATTGCATACGCGGCTGTCCATGCAAGGAGACTTTGGGCACTAAATTGGAAAATATCCACCATTCTATTTTACGCAGATAAATTAGGGATTGAGGATGTCTGAGCCGCCGCCGCCTCCGCCGCCGACGCCGCCACCGCCACCATCACCATCACCATTATTGCGGGACGCGTTGCCGGCAGATCTTGTACGTAATAGAATTGAGCTATTACAAACCGCTGAAGCTGTATTTCGCAAATACGGTGATTTGATACCAATGATGCAAGAATATCTTAAACAAATACTTGCTCTCGGTAAAAATATCAATATCTATGTCGCCGAATTAGACCCTCCTGAACAGGTTATATGGAATACTAGACACAAACATACCTTTGAGCCCGTTTTTCCAGCTATAGATCGATACTCCCAGTTTTTGGGGGTTCTAATCAAAATTATGGTACTTGACCAAACGACCTTATATAGCAACGATTTACTAACACATCTTATGGTCTTGCTGATTGGTGAAGAACTAATGCAACATGGTGCGTATTCTGACCGATCAGTTGAGCAAATAGGAAAAACATTTATGTACACATTGGATCTTATACGCGAATTTTTTCGCCGGCGCAATATTTGTTTAAACGTTCTATCGGATTCGCTAACAATTGATCCTCGTCTACTTTTAGCATCCGAGCACCGAGGACCAATTACATTTCTTATACAGTTTGTGGCAGTAGATTTGATGAATGATGGAGATACTTGGCGCTCTATGTATATTCTAGCCCGTCAAGAGCGCCATGTTGCCGCCATCTTACATCGTGACGAGATCGCAAAACGATTAACGAATTTTATGAAGACACTTGAAGATGAAATATCCGAAAATAAACACGTAAAAGAATTGGAAAATGCAAAGGTGGCTGCAAATTCCAAGGCGAAGAAAAATGCCGAAAACGCCGCCAAAGCGGAGGCAAATCGCTTGGCACGAGAAGCTGAAGCTGAGCTTTTGATGGAGGAGGAAGCGGCAAAAACGGTGGCAACAGGAAAAGCCGAAAAAGAAAAGCGAAAACGTGAGATGAAGGCGGCACGTAAGGCGGCAGAAAAGGCGGAGGCGGATCGTATTGCCGCCGTAGAGGCAGCCGCAGCGGCAGCCGCAGCGGCAGAGAAAGCCGCAAAAGAAAAGGCGGAAGCAGAGCGTATTAGCGCCGAGAAAAAGGTGGCAAAGAATGCTATAAAGAAGTCGGCGAATCTTCTAGCCGCCTCTATGAAAAAGCGCGCACCTGAACTAATGACACCTGTGCGTGCACCGTTAACATTCAAAAAACCTGCAGCCTCGCCACCAGCACCATCACCATCATCTTTACCGCCCTCTGTATCTCCAACTTCAGCAACCTCATCGCCCCCTTTACCACCAGCGCCTGCGCCTTCTGTTCTACCACTTCCACCGTCCGCCTCACCGCCTAATTTCTCAAATCTGCCACGCGTGCCAACACCATCGCTTGCCAAAATAGGATTTACCCCCTATAGTCGTTCACCACCGGTAACACGATTTTGGGAAACGCTAGACCACACATATATCTATAGACTTCTATACGACTTATTTATTCGTACAGACAATTCAGATGCGCGTTTCTATCTCAAGGGTAGTGCTGCGATTCATATGTATAAGAGAGCAGCACGAACGGCTATAGCAAATCATACATCTGATTATGATACAACCCTACTTATCAATCCTGGACTAACTAAATCCCGCTTTTATAATGGGCGATCCTATATGCTGAATATTATTGTAAATCGTCTTGCCGATGCAATAGATGACCCTCGCTTCAACGCAGAAATAATTACAAAACTCCACGGTGCCGGCATTCCTTTTGCGTCCTTTGCGTATTTCAATGCAACGAAACGAGAACCTGTATATGCCATACAAGATAAGATACCACAGGAACATGTGTCAGTTCCTGATAAATCAGCGCCGAAATTTTATTCAGACGGAGAAAATCACTTCCCCTACACAAGTTTCGCAGCGAAACCCAGTACAAATGTGCTAAACTTACGTATTTTACGGGCGCTGGAGAAACCCAAAAACATCACTGTTCTCCAACTCTATACCAAGACCAGCCCTGAAATTAAACTAGTTGAAGTGACTATCCCGTTCTATGAGTATGATGAAACCGAGACCCAAATAAGTCTTGCCGAGCAGTGGCAAGCAGCAGACCGTATTAATATTTTGGACGGTATTCCAGTACTTTCCTTACCAGCACTCAAAGCCGAACAACAGAAGTTGCGGACACTCAAGGACGCCGCAGAGATTGACAGGCGCATAGCAGATATTGATGCGCTTATGCCTTCTGCAAGTGGCTCTGCGCGCAGGCGTACTCGGCGTTTACGGCGTTAATCCTGGATTTCTAACAATTAAATTATTGCGAATTAGGGCGATGCGAAAAAAATTGAAAACACAGCGGCGTATTCTATATGCGGTTGTGTTGCTTTTGCCCCCCCCCCTTCCCCTTCCTTCTTCGCAGAAATGGGTATTTCTTCCTCCCTTCCCGTCGCCGCCGCTGCGCGTGACGCCGAAATTGAAAGCGCGTTTGCCGACATGTTTGCCGACGCTATGGAACGCGCCGACTGGCACGGTAAACGTAAGCCGACCTGGCAGCAGGCGCGCGACCACTTTGTTGTCCAAATGCGTGCCGGCGGCGGTGGCGTCGCTTGAGCCCGCGCGGGCACTGTAATGTGCGATATAAAACGGAAATTTTTAGATGATTTACGGTTCTAATTTCGGCAACCCAGGGGGCAGTCAGGGCGCCGCCGCCGGCGGGGAAAAAATTGAAAGCGCTCGGTGGGGGAGTTGGTTTATTGCGCCCCCAATTTCTACACTTTACACAAATGGACGACCACCCTTCTTCTTCCCGCCGCAAAAAGTCCGATAAGGCAAAAGACAAGCGCGACCGTACCCCCTACTCCTCCCAGCACGTTCGCCAGGTGATTGCGAATGTATTAGTGGCTGCTAATACACAGGCAGATTCTGACAAGAAGCATAAATCCCAAAAAAATAAAAAATTTTTTGTTTTTTTGTGTTTTATTTTTTTTATTTTGTTTTTGGTTTTCATTTAGGGGAGCTCAATGCGGCAGAGCTCCTTATCGTGCGTCCGCGCCAGGACGCGCCACGCCGACGACTGCTTGAGCGCGGCAAGGACGTTTGCCGTGTGCTTGGCGACGTCCAGACCGGCGGCTTTCGTGTTCTTCTCGTGTATCTGGACCGAGTAGATCTTGCCGCCGTCCAGCGTCTTCCACACGCAGTGGATGTCGCGCAGGTCATTGAGCCGGCGCAGCTCAATCGCCGGACCAGGCGCCGGCGCTGGCGCTGGCGCCGAGCCCACCTGCACCCAGCCGTCGCCCTCAGGGGCAGCGGCGGGCTCGGCAGGCGCATCAGGCACGAAGTTCATGCGCAGGATGCAGATCTCGCGCACCGCGGTGATCTCACCGGTCAGCGGCGTCTCAGGCACAATCGTGACGTAGCCACGCTGCTCGGCGGGCAGCACGTCCCACTTGGATGACGCCGTAAGCGCCTTGAGCAGGCGGCGCTCAATCGTCGCGATGTCCTCGTCAAAGTCGCTGGACGTGCGCGACTGCGTGAGCTTGACGCGGTGCCACTGGACGGAGTGGCGCTCGGCGCCGCCCGCGTCCTTGCCCAGCGGAATGAGCGTGACAGGGAAGTGCGTCCAGATGTCCTTGCGCAGGACCAGTTCAGGGCACATCCAGTCAGCGTCATCGTCAGGCAGCGGCAGGCAGCCCAGCATGCTCAGCGTGGGCAGGGGTGCAGGCGCAGGCGCAGGCGCGTTAAGCAGCGCCTCGTCGCCCCAGGAGAAGCTGGGGTCATTCATGCGAGCGAAGAGCTCGTTGAAAAGGGGGGTGTCAGTGTCAGCGGACATGACGGAGGGAAGGAGGGAAAGGAGGGAAGACTTCAAAAGGCGTATTGAAGGGAGCTGTGTGTGCGGGCTGACTGCCTATCAACAGGACTCGGCGCATTTCAATTTTTTTCGCAGAGGAATTATTGTTGAAAAATTTTTGTTTTTTTTATGTTTATTTTTTTTGTTTGATTTTTTTATGCAGTTTTTGGCGGCGGCGGCGGCGGCGGCAGCGGGCTAGAAAACACCGACTTTCCATTTGTTTTTTGCGATGCACGCATGTTTGTCGCCGTCTTGGGCAGGTCTCCGCAAAGCACCAAGCCCAGCTCATCGTCAACAAGCCCCGTGGGCGGCACGTACAGCGTGGGCTTCGTCTGTCCAAACTCGTACCCACACATGCGCCCAGGCAAGCCCTGCACCAGCGCGTCCGTCTTGGACTTCGCCGCGCCCTCCCACACAAAGCCCACGTGCTTCTTGGGCACCACTTTGCCCGCACGCAGGCGTCCGCGCACAATCACCAGCGTTGTTGTGGGCGGCGCGTCCTCCAGACACGGCAGCTTGTAGCCCGCGCGTGCGTAGCGCTTCTGCTCCGCGCGCGTCACCGTCACCTGCGTCTTCTCGCCCGTGTAGAGCAGCACAGGCACGCTGTGCATTTTGCAGACGCGCCGCATTGCCGCCTCATTCGTCTTGTTTCTCTCGCTCTGCGTGAGGCGCACCAGGACGAACTTCTGCGGGTTTGTCAGCAGCAGGTCGGCGAAGCGCGTAGGGTCGTCGCTCACGCTGAACGTGGGCAGCAGCTTCCCTTCACGCTCGTAGTCAGCCAGCCCAAAGTAGCCCACGCCAGGCTTAAGCTCCTCCACGTGCTTCTCGTACAGCGTCTCGCCCTGGACCAGCGCGGCAAGCTCCGAGTACGGCGTGGCGTCCACAGACAGCACGTACGCGTTCTTCTCCTTAAGCGCCGCAGGGTTGCCGTCCAGCATGATGCCGTACTTCGCCATGAAAAGGTGGAGCTGCTGCCCCTGCGTCTGGACCATATGCGACTCGTCCACAATGATCAGCGCGTCCTGGATGTCCAGCGTGGACTTGGCGAAGTCCTGGTGGAAAAGGACGTCAATGCGCCCAGCCGTGTACGCCGCCGTGTTGAAGTGGCGCGTGTCCTCCACCGCCTGCTTCTTGAGCTCGGTCTCGGAGGAGCCACAGAGGATGTAGGCGTGCGTGATGCTTGCCGTGCGCAGCATGTGCTGGATGACGCCCTGGAAAGTGCCTGTCTTGCCAGACTGGCAGCGCGCGTTGAGCAGCGCGAAGCGCACACCACGGCTGTACGCAGTGACGATGCTAGCAGCAGCAAGTGCCTGGTTCGTGTGAATCATATTGGAGGGAGGAAGGGTGCTATGTGCGTGTGTGGATGTTTACGTGAAGCAGGGTCATTTTCATTTCATCCGCGTGGGTCTTCAATTTTTTCATTCAAGCAATTATGCAGAAAAAAATCGGCTTTTTTGCGCAATAATTTGCCCTGTGACAAAAATTGAAGTGTGGTCGGCGCATCTTGCTGGTTGTTGAGTCGCCGCATACATACACACATCCATCCTTTCCAAAGATGTCTTCTTCCTCCAACCCTACCGCAAAGACCCTTTCCCTCCAGGTCAACGAGCTCGCCCAGAAGCTCGAGGCGCTTACGCAGCAGGTGGCTGCGCTGAGCGTTCCCGCCGCCCCTGCCCCTGCCGCGGGCGAGGGTAGCAAGAAGGCACGCAAGCCGCGTGTCAAGAAGGAGCGTGATCCTGACGCTCCCAAGAAGCCCCTGAGCGGCTTCATGCTGTTCTCCAAGCACCAGCGTGAAGCGCACACGGGCACTGACAAGCTCACGGCAAGTGTGCTCGGCGAGCGCTGGAACGCCCTGAGCGACGCTGAAAAGGCGGCGTTCAAGGTGGTCACACCGCCTGCTAGCGACGCAGAGTAGGCAAAAATCACCCACAAAAAAACACAAAAAAACAAATAAAAAATAAAAAAACACAAAAAAAACAAAAAATTTTTAGATGTATTATGTTGAAAAATTACTGGTTATTTTCCGTTTTAATTAGTGGTAATTCAATCTACCTCAGCAAACTGCGCTTCAAACACCCTACGAATACGCTTACGTGGTGGAGAGATGAGTTCAGCATACGCCTCCAGCTGTGCGTCGCGGCAGCGCTTTAGTGCTGTCTCAGCAGTACGACAGTTTATATCCACGCAGGACTGGCAGTAATTTACGTGACTGTCCTGTGGCGTATATTGGTCCTGGCAGCGCTGGCATGTGCGGTTGATGGGGACGGAGGGAGTAGACATTCTGCGTGTGGAATGTATATGTATGTCAGCGCGGATTGCTTATACGCAGTTGACGCGGTTTCAATTTTTTTATCATATATAATTTAACCGAAAAAAATCGGGTTTTTTCATGCGTTAATTTGCCTGCGAAAAAAATTGAAATGTGGTCAGCGCATCTTGCTGGTTGTTGAGTCGCCGCATACATACACACATCCTTCCTTCCCAAGATGTCTTCCTCCAACCCCACGGTCAAGTCCCTTTCCCTCCAGGTCAACGAGCTCACCCAGAAGCTCGAGGCGCTCACGCAGCAGGTGGCTGCGCTGAGCGTTCCCGCCCCCGCCCCTACTACGGGCGAGGGCAGCAAGAAGGCGCGCAAGCCGCGCGTCAAGAAGGAGCGCGACCCTGACGCTCCCAAGAAGCCCCTCAGCGGCTTCATGCTGTTCTGCAAGCAGCAGCGCGAAGCCCACACGGGCGAGGGCAAGCTTACCGCCGGGCTCCTCGGCGAGCGCTGGAACGCCCTGAGCGACGCTGAAAAGGCGGCGTTCAAGGTGGCGTCGCCGGTCGCCACTCCTGCCGCCAGCGACGCAGAGGCAGAGGCGCCTGCTGCTGCCGCCGAGAAGAAGCCGCGCAAGGTCTCGCCGCAGATGCGCTTCCAGCAGAAGCGCCGCAGCGAAGACGACACGCTGACCGCCAAAGATCTCAAGACGGAGTGGGCTGCGCTCTCCGCCGAGGAGAAGGCGGAGTACGCGAACGACGCCGAGTAAACTGCATGTCACCACAAAACCCACAAAATAAAATAAAAAAACAAAAAACACAAAAAAAAACAAAAAAATTTTTGATTTTTTTGCGTGCGTGCTGCCTGCGAAAAAAATTGAAACGCTCATAAATGCTGTGGAGAGATGCGGTCCCCACATACATCCCTTTCTTCGCACAGCAAGCGCAGAATGTCCCTTCCTTTCCTCCTTCCCTCCCTTCCGCCCCGCATGTTCGGCACCACGTCGCCGCCTCTCTACGACGACGAGATGCGCGAGGCTGAACAGTACATCGCTAATGAGCGCGTCATTGATGCGGCTGAGCAGGCACGCCTCATAGAATACCTGCATACGCAGGAGCGGGCTGATGCCGAGCGCTTCCACCTGCCGCCGCCTGCAGCGCTAGCCGCAGCACCAGCCGCAGACCCCGTTGCCGCGCTTGCTGACGGCATGCGACTCCTTGCCGTCCCTGAAGAGGACGAGGAGGAGATTGACACGCACAGCTGCGGCGACAGTGAGTGCCAGGGCGCGCACCTCCACGACGACGCGGGCGACTACTACGGTATCAGCCCGTCGTACTCCCCCAACTACGGCGGTGTTGAGTACGACGCCTACGGCTGCGAGATCAGTGAGCCGCCCTATACGCCTTACTACGACTAATAACCCCAGTTCACCACCACAACAAAAATCAAAAAAAAAATAAAAAATTTTTAGATGTATTAGGGTGTAGCACACTAACGCATTTAAAAATTTTTTATTTTTTTTTGTTTTTTTTATTTTTTATTTTGTTTTGGGGTTTTGGACAGAACATGCAGGGTGCTTAACGCGCTCAGCTGCTCTTGAACGCGCCCTTCTCGTCATCAGTCAGCGCATTCCAGCGCTCGCCGAGCAACTTGGCAGTCAGCTTCTCCTCGCCCGTGTGGGCGTCGCGCTGCTGCTTGGAGAAGAGCATGAAGCCGCTCAGGGGCTTCTTGGGAGCGTCAGGGTCGCGCGTCTTCTTCGTCTTGGGTGTCTTGGGCTCCTTAGGCGTCTTAGGCGTCTTAGGCGTCTTAGGCGTCTTAGCCGGCTTAACCGGCGCAGGCTCCGCCTTGTAGCTCAAGCGCTGCTCGTCGCTGAGCAGCTTCCAAGCGACACCCAGCTCCTTGACGGAAAGCTTGGTGGGACCCGTGTGCGCAGCGCGCTGCGCAGCGCAGAACACCAGGTACGGGCTCAGCATGACCGGCTTGGACGGGTCACGCGGCTTGCGCTGCTTCTTTGCCGGCGCCTCGGCGGGTGCTGCTGCCGCTGCAGCAGTCAGCGCAGCAATCTGGGCGTCGCGCTCGGCGAGCGTCGCCTTGAGGGAGGTAATCTCGGTCTGGAGGACGGACTTGGAGGAAGACATCTTGGAAAGGAGGATGTGGAAGGACTTGTACGGCGGGCAATGATGAGCAGAAGGGGTAGGACAGGTTTCAATTTTTTTCGCAGCCGATTTTTTACAGAGAAAAATTGCGTTTTTTTCTGCAGAATACAGCTGCGAGAAAAATTGAAACCTCGGCGGGCTCCATCAATCATGTCGCCCCAAGCACACAATACACCTCTCTGAACGTTTTCAGCAGACTCCCTTCCTCCCTCCCTCCAAATGTCTTCTTCCAAGCTTGACATTCTCCTTGACCTCGTCACGGATAAGACTGTGTCCAAGCAGGACCGGTTTTACTCTGCGATCGTCAACTCTGCGCGCCTGTTGAAGAAGTTCCGCTTCAAGGACATTTATCCTGTTATCTGCAAGTCCCTCGGCGCGACGGACAAGCAGGCAAGCCAGGGTATTGCGCCCTGCCCTTACACGGGCGCATCCAAGAATATCAAGGGGCTCGTTCGCTCCTGGGTTGAGGAGCGCTCGCCTCACAGCCGCCAGCATTACTTCCGCGGTGGCAAGCGTGTCACCTGGACCGAGAAGACACCGCGCCCGCTCCTTTTCATCAACGAGAAGCTCGGCAAGACGAACGCCGAGAATGAGTGGATGCCGTATACTTTCGCACGCGGCGACATCTGGACGTTTAACCCGGATCTCGCTGCAAGCGTCGTAAAGCCGACGGACGACGTGCTGAACCTTGCTGCTGCTGCGTACAAGAAGCAGGGCATGCGCGGCAGCAAGTCACGCACCCCCTCCACTCCTGACATCACAGTGGTCACGCGCACGCTCAACCTCGCCAAGCCCTTTCACCTCGCCGCCGCCGTTCTCGCTCACTAAACCCAATAAATTATAAACCTAAAACCCAAAAAAACCAAAAAATTTTTAGATGCAACCTTAATAAGAGCTTTTAATATGGCTTATCTTGGCGGAAAATCAAAAGGAGCGGAGCACATACTTGATGTGTTGAATAGCCCTCTTTTTGATTCATATGACTATATTGAGCCTTTTTGTGGCTACTGTCATATTCTTCGCCGAGTTGTAAAGAAAAGAAGTTATAAAGCCAGTGACAACAATGAACTCCTGCTTGTGCTGTTAAAGCATATTCAAGAAACTAAGAATCAACATCCAACAATAACTCGCGAAGAATACGCAAAACTCCGCCAGAATCCAAATAGTAATAAACTAAGAGCGGCGTACGCCGCGTTTTGTTATAGTTATAACGGTAAATACTTTGGCGGATTTACTGAGTCCTACCAGGGGCGTTTTTACCCAGCAGAACGTAAAAAATATTACGATAGTCTGCACGATAATGATACAATTAAACACACCTCGTTTTCTTACAATGATTATACGAAATATATGAATGTTCACAACAAATTAATCTACTGCGATCCTCCATACGCAAACACAACGGAGTACCATTCTACGTTTGATAGTACGCTCTTTTGGGAAAATATGCGCAAACTCAGCAAGACAAACTATGTATTTATCAGTGAATATACAGCGCCTTCTGATTTTATATGTATAACAAAAACTAAAAAGTATAACTCCTTATCGGGTCGTGGAGCAACACGAAAACGGGTTGAAAAACTGTTTGTCCATTCCTCCAAACTCAGTGACCCTAAAATTAAATCAATATTCAAAACATCTAAATTTCGTTGTACTCGCAAGGCTTAGACATGCGAATTATAGGCTCTTTCTAGAAATCATGGGTTTCTAACAAGAGGTGTAAATGGCATTGCTTGCGAGAAAAATTGCTTTTTTTCTGCAGAATATAGCTGCCAGAAAAATTGAAACCTCGGCGGGCTGCTTGGGAGAGTGTGAGCCCCTCTACATCACACACGACACTTCCTTCACGCAAGAATGTCTTCCTCCATCCCCCTTCCCTCCCTTCCTGACTCAGACGCCGAGTCCGACCGCAGCACTGGGTCGCTCGTCCTGCCGCTCACGCTTGAGCCGCACCCCACGCATGTCAACGACTTCTGGCTAGATGAGCCGGCGCGCCGCCGCAACAACATCTACTGGGACTACCCTCTCGATGCCCTCAAGGCACTCGAGGTGCCTGATACGACCAACGGCGATTGGGTGCCCGCCGAGCACTCGCAGACGACGCTCACGCGCCTCTTCCCGCACATCAAGACGAATCCGCGTAATTCCGCTGACTACAAGCTGCTCTTCGCCTTCCAGAGGACGTTGAACGGCGTCACCTACATCAAGGGCGCGCTCCAGCACCGCACGACTAGCGAGATCGTCATGCTGACCGCAACAACTAAGCCGCGCGCCGAGATTACGCAGGGCAAGCCGAAGCCCTCGCACGCCGCGGGCTGGCATGTGTACGGCGTACACATGATTGCGCCGCCCTGCTTCTGGCGGGCGTTCAAGGCGTGCTAAAACCTAAAAAACCTAAAACCCTAAAAACCAAAAAAAAAAAAAATTTTTCAATTGTGTCGCTTACAGCAAAATTCATGCATATAAAAAAAAATATTTTTTTTTGCTGAATTTAGGCTGCGAAAAAAATTGATGCCCCCTCAGGGCGCTTAAGAGACCAGTAAGCGCCCTTCTTCACCACAAGCACACAGACACATCTTTCCTCCTTCTTCCCTCCCCAAATGGACATCACTGGCAAACTTGTCACGGCGCTCCACGATGCGTCCAAGTTCAAATCGTGGATCAAGCTCATTCCGCAGGCTGAGGCGGCTGAGTGGTCCACGTACGCGCACAAGGACCAGTTCAAGCTGGTCGCCAATGTTGTCGCCGACAACGACCTCAAGCCCAACGGCGACCGCCGTCGCCAGACAATCGTCAAGGTTGAGCCCCTTATCCCGCTTGCCGAGTTCAAGCAGAAGGACGAGTGGCTCTACATCTTTACGATTAAAGACCGCATTGTCAAGATTGGCGGCAGCCGCACAGGGCTTGCCGACCGATTCTCCAGCTACCTCTGCGGGCACCACATTCCAGAGCGCGCCAAGTCTGGTGACTGCTCCAAAACAAACGGCTTCGTCTACAACACCTTTGACTTCTACCTGGGTCTCGGCGCAAAAATCCAGATGTACGGCATGAAGATCCCTCGCACCGCAATGACGGTGGATATCCTCGGCACACATGTGGAGATTGTGGCGCAGACCTACCACGCGTACGAGTCGTGCTTCCTTGAGAACTACAAGAAGCAGTACGGTCGCATCCCGTTCCTCTGCGACAACGGCGACCCCGCGTACCGCGCTTAATAAAATACCAACCACCCTAAAATCCAAAAAAAACAAAAAATTTTTGAATATTATCCTATGTATTTTCAACAATACAGTCAATTTCCTCCTTTGTAATGCCAAACGATTCATATATTTTTTTTGGGTTACTCGGTACAGGAAAGCTCTGTAGAATACGAATATTGTTGAAGTTTCCCCATCGGCAGATATTATTGAGGAATACATACAACGGATGCTGAAGAATGCTTACAAAGTCCTTTGCCTCCTGCATGTCCTTACAACGGATAAACGCAATTGACTGCGTCATACCGCAGTTATCCACATATACATTGTACTTATCGGTCGTGCTCATAAATACCTTGAATCCCGCCTGATATTTATGCGGTCGCGAAGCGTACACCGTTTGCTTTGGTGTATGAATAAGGCGGTAATTGAACTCCGCCGACTGTGTATCGCGAATAAGCGTCTTTTTCGTGTAATGGTGAAGATCGCTGCTTGTCTCTACCTTGAACTTCGGTTGCATCTTATCCAGCGTCTTTCCAAGAATAGACTGTACAACCGCCGTATAATACAACGGAATGTAATTGCGAACCTGTGACCGCACAGTGCTTGTATACGCCTTATTTTTCCAAATGCCTGAAATAGTAATCGGCTCGGTCGCAGGAGCCTTCTTAATCACATACCATGTAAAGCTTGACCCAATCTTTTTGAAGTGCTTTTTTGCGCTGTGAATATCCAAATGTACAATCTGGAGCTCTGTTAACTGTTGAATAAGTGTATTACGGTCTGCGTACGACATCCAGTTATCAGGCGTAATAAACACAAGATATCCATTCGGCTTGAGTTGCTCCAGGCTCTTCCGTAGAAAATCCTTGATAAGATTGTGATTCTTGGATGCGCGGGCACCATCCAACAGCAACTTCGCGTACGGCGGGTTGGCGACAATAAGATCACGCATTACTGTAGTCTCCTTTTCAAGATAATCGTCATTTGTAACATTAAGTGCGTACTTATCAGCACAGAAGATACGATTTACATTGTTTAACCGGTCCGTATTAATATCATTGAACTCAAGTATGTTTTCTAGCACATCGCGCTTATCATAGCCCTGTTCTATCAGTATATTCATAAGCACAAGCCCAAAGTTACCATTACCGCAGCACGGATCCAGAATAGACAAATCTTTGCGCTCCCATAGTTCCGCAGGAATCTTTGAAAGCATGTCCTCAATACACGCAATGGGTGTTGGCTCATCATTGCTGGACTTATAGGTGCTCTTGTCTACATTGAGAACAGTGTCATAGTATGTTTTAAGTTCGGCATATGTATTGGTATCTACTAGCATTTAACAACCTATTAACATTTAAAAAGAAATATCAATTTTGTGGATTTACGCAGTCGGCGTAAACTTTGCCTTCTCCTCGGCAGAAAGCGCATGCCACTGCGCACTTAGGTACGTAACGGTCAGTTTCTCCGTAGGATGCTCCTTACGCTTCGTATCGCAGAAGAGCATGTAACCGGTCAGGGGCTTCTTAGGGGCGCTAGGATCCTTCTTCGTAGACTCAGTTACCTCAATCTTCGCTAGCGCCGCATTCATACGCACCTTAAGTAGACCGAGTTCCGTCACAATATCGTTTAACTGAGCCGTAAACGTTGCAATAGACTCAGGAGTCATAGAAGACATGGTAGAATGCTGGGTTTCTAACAAAAACTTGGCGGCGTCAATTTTTTGGAGTATGGCGCGCTGCATCGGAGTCGCTTCTAATGCAACGCGATTTGCCCATAGGCTGTACGGAATCGCCGTGCTAGTGGGTTTGTTGAGGGCAAGTAGTTTTTTGAGTCCTTTCAGTTTGCCTGGCAGCCCTGGGTAGCCGCGGCTATTGTACTTCCACGCCCATTCAAACTGTAGTGTTGTACGCCAATCAGGAAAGCCCGATAGGTAGAACGCCTGTGTCCACTGCTTGCCGCGGGTCGCCTTTGCACCACCGGCAAGTTCGCCATTATGCTGTTTCAAGCGGTGTGCCGGATCATTCGTAGCACCAATATACGTTCTATTGGTTCCAGGAATGTAAAGTAGGTAGCAGTAGTTCATC